TGCCGACACCGCGTTTCCAGCACGTCCGGCCGACGGTACGCCGGATGTGCAGCGCACAACCGCCGGACGTGGAGGGCTACCGGACCTAACCGGACCGGACCTAACCGGACCGGACAGTACCCCCCCCCCCAACCCCCCTCCGCACGCGGAGGGGGCGCGGAATATTTCTCCGAATATTTCTCAGCCAACGAATCAACGGCGGCGCAGCCGATCGCAGGGCGTGACGACGACTGAGCCACCGCAACGGGAGGTGCCGGCCGACCTGACGCCGCCGACGGAGGCCGATCGCGCGCTGTGGGACGCAGCTCGCGATCGGCTCACCGACGGGTGGCTGCCGGCCAATGCGGCGAAGACGGAGGCGTTCGTCCTGCTCGGCCGCGACCCGTCCGGCTGGCTCCACGTCGGCGTGCCGTCGGACGCCGCCACCGTGGCATCGCAGCCGCAGCTCGCGACTGCACTCGTCAACGCCGGCGACCCGTTCGGGCAAGGCGTCGTGATCGTGGAGGGCACATGAGCCTGGACACCAGGCCGACCGCTGGCGGGCTGACCGTGCCGTACATGGTTGACGAGCGGGTCCGTCCGATCGACTTCAAGATCGTCGACCAGGCCCGCGTCGAGGCGTGCGCCCGTCAGGGGCGTTGCGGCGTCTGCGGCGGGAAGATCCGCCGGGGCCCGGTCGCGTTCATCGGCCCCGACGACGGCCGTTCGTGCTTCGCCGATCCGTGGATGCACCCGTCCTGCGCCGCCGTGGCGGCGTTGCAGTGCCCCTTCCTCGGCGGCCGGCGGGACTGGCGGGACGACGCGGCCCGGACCGAGCCGCTGCTGGCGCCGTACTCGCAGCGCATGGTCACGGTGCTGGCGACGAACTGGCGCGCGCATCGCGACCCGGGCGGCGCGTGGCACTTCGAGGCAGTCGGAGCTGTGATGAGGACGGAGGGGTGATGGTCGAGCCTGAGACGATCTACGACCGCCGCGATGTCGTCGGGACGCTGGAGCCGACGGTGAGCCTGCCTAGAGCCCTGGCCGAGCGGGCGCTGGCTGCGCTCATCGACACGCTCACGCCGGCCGGGCATCTCGCCCAGAAGAACGGCCGCGAGCACCTGGGGTACTGCGGTTGGCGGACGGAGTCGCCGCGCTGCTTGGCCCGTCAGGATCTGATCTCCGAGCTCACGCTGGCGCTGGGGGGTGTATGCCGTTAGATGGCTCGGCCGGCTTTAGTCCGTGGACCCACGTCAAGCAAGCGGACTTCACGCGGTGCTTTCGGATGGCTATGGCAGTCGCGGGGCATGTTGCCGATCGGCATCGCGGCCAGATCATCGTGCTTGATCTGACTGCCGGCCCCGGCGAGGTCGACGGGGCTCCAGGAAGCCCAAGCATCATCGCCGACGTGCTCCACGAGACCGGGCGACCTGCTCGGGTCTGGTTCTTTGAGCGCGATGGCGGTGCCGCGTCGTTGCTTCGGGATCGCGCGACGTCATGGATGGAACGGGATCGACGACAGGTGTTTCACGTTGTCGAGGCCGATCATGCCGAGGGCGTGCCGTGGTTCATCGCGCATGAGCTCCCAAACCTCTCGGGGCCACTCTATGGGCTGGTCTACGTGGACGCGAACCGCCGGACGCACTTGTCTTTCGATGCGCTGAATCTCCTGGCAACGACGCCGCGGCTTCGTTCTGTCGATATCCTGCTCAACGTCGCTGCGACGAGCTGGTGGAAGCGCATTCGGGCCGTTGGCAAGAGTCAGCGTTTCTTCTACGACGATATCCGGGGCATCCCCAAGATGTATCGGTGGTTCCGTCGTCCGGTCGGCCCCCCGCAGTGGACCATGATTTTCCTGTCCAACTACCCGAAGTGGTCGCCGTCGAAACAGGCCGGCTTCTTCGCCGAGCATTCAGAGGCCGGGCGTGAGATCGTGGAGCGGCTGAACCTCTCGAAGCCGGAGCGGCAAGCCAGCCTGCAGCTCATGCTCCCTTTCGGTGACGCAGCAGTCGGTGATCGTGAACAGGTGAGAAAGGACGTGGGATGAGCCTTTCCGTTCTGACGGTGCTTTCGCCGCTCGATGTCCTGGCTGAGCAGATCAACCGAGAACACCAGGCCGTGTGTGACGCTGTGTCGTCGAGCTTCGCTCATGCGGTTCGAGCGGGAGAGCTTCTCCTGGAAGCGAAAGCGAACGTCCCGCACGGCGCCTGGCTGCCGTGGCTGGCCGACCACTTCGACGGCTCGGACCGGACGGCCCAGGTCTACATGAAAGTCGCTCAAAGGCGAGATGAGATCGTGGCCCAAAACCGCAGTGAGTCTGCGGTTTTGACGCTGGATGCGGCGCTCAAGTCGATATCGAGCTCGTCGAGAAAGTCACGGTCGGCTGAGGAGGACGCGGCGGATGTCGCGGCGTACTACACCGTCGAGGCCTGGAACCGACTTCCCGACGGAGAGCGGCGACGGATCATCGAGATGGCGCCGTCCGGTAGCAGCACGACATTCAACCAGACGGGTGACCGCGTCGACTGGGCGGCCTGGACGTGGAATCCCGTCACTGGCTGTGACCACGGCTGCGGCTACTGCTACGCTCGCGTCCTGGCCCAGCGGTACTACACGGACCTTGCGGAAGATCAGCGGTTCACGCCGGTCTTTCGGCCGGCTCGGCTCCATGCAGCGCGTCACACGCGACTCTCCGATGCGCGCAGCGACGCTGCCGGCGAGCGCCTGGTTGCGCGCCATCACGGCGTCGGTGATGCGACTGACGCGGCCATGTGGGAAGCCGTCCGGTGGCAGAACGTCTTCGTCGGCTCGATGACCGACCTGTTCGGAAAATGGGTACCGCAGGACTGGATCGACGCCGTCTTCTCTGAGGTCGTCGCGTCGCCCCAATGGAATTACCTGTTCCTGACGAAGTTCCCGCAGCGGCTCGCCCAGCAGGACTGGCCCGATCAGGCATGGGTCGGCGCATCCGTCGATCGCCAGGCGCGAGTGGCGACGGCTGAACGGTCGTTTCGTGATGTCCAGGCCGGCGTAAAGTGGCTCTCGTGCGAGCCCCTGCTGGAGCGACTGACGTTCTCGGCGCTCGATATGTTCGACTGGGTCGTGATCGGTGCCCAGTCCGCGAATAGTCAAGTGCCGGAGTTTCAGCCACCGTGGGAATGGGTCGAGCATCTCGTCCACCAGGCGCAGGACGCCGGCTGCCGGATCTACCTGAAGCCGAATCTTCACCCGATGCTCCGCGAGTACCCGGGGTGAGGCGATCATGAACGTCTCGGCGCTGTATTTCACCGAGACCGAGGCGCAGTTCCAGGCGTCGGTGATCCGCTACGCCGAGCTCATGGGCTGGCGGGTCTACCACGTTCACGACTCGCGGAAGTCGCGCGCCGGGTTCCCCGACCTGGTGATGGTCCGTCGTCCGAGGGTGATCTTCGCAGAATTGAAGTCCGAGCGGGGACGCGCGTCGGAGGATCAACTCGCGTGGCTCGACGCGCTCGACCAGTGCGGCCAGGAGGTGTATCAATGGCGTCCCTCGCAGTGGAACATCGTCGAGCGCATCTTGCGCTAGGAGGGAGGTAACGGCGGCCAGTGGGCCCGTGTTACCCGCGTGGTACTTGCCGCCGTCGGGGTAGTGCTTCCCACACAAGCCGTGCGGCCGTGTCACGCTTGCTCTCCGAAAATGACGTGCCGCCGTTCCTCACCTGCCACCCAGGACTCCCGTGCGGCCACAGGGCTGCTGACATCCACCAAGCGAGTGCCGCGCGACACCACCAGGAGGCCCCATGGCTCTCGACCCGCTGCCAGCGCCGAGCGAGCTGACCCGATCAGACATCGTCGCTGCTGTCCAGGACCGGATCGCCGACGGGGCGTCCCCGAACGCCGCGTTCGTGGCGGTGTACGCGGAGATCGAGCGTGCCGGCCAGGTGGAGGCGCTGGCCCGCCTGCACGGCGCGCAACTGGTCGGCATGCTCTGGCGGCAGTGGAACGGCGCCAACCGCGCCGGCCCCGTCAGCCGCTCGGGGCAGCAGCCGATCGTCTACGTGCGGCCGGCGCTGGTCGGCGACCGCCCGGACGCCGACCCCGCGATCCTCGACGCCGCCGAGCCCCGCCGCGTGATCGACACGTCGTTGCTGCGCAAAACCTCGCTGCTGGACTGCCAGTACAAGCTCGGCGACGAATGGGTCACGCTCCGCTTCATGACCCGTCGTCAGTGCCTGATGGCGTTCGGGAGCTACCGCTCGGACGCGCTCGGCTTCGAGCACTCGGCCCAGTACTTCCGCGCGATCGCCGAGAAGCTCGACGAGACCCAGCACGTTGGCGACGTCTTCGATGAGCCGATGCTCCTGCGGCTCTTCAAGATCTGCAAGCCGGCGAGCCGACAGATCCCGCTTGAGGTGCCGACGCCATGAACGGGAAGGGCCATATGACGTGTGGTACCCAAGGACCAGGTGCCCGTCCCGACCACGACGCGCGCGGCCACGCTTCACTTGTTACCCAAGCTTCTCGTGCCGCGCACGCCAACGGGGCCGACACGGACTTGACACCCAGTAGAGCCACGCCCCACGACGACATGCGCGGCCATGGTTCAGCTGCTACCCAGGTCGCGAGTGCCGCGCCGACCAACGGGGCCAACAGCGGCGTGATACCCAACGCCCAGGTGCCCCACGGCCACGCGACCAGCGGCCATCGGCGGCTTGACATCCAGGCGCCACCTGCCGCATCGACCAACGGGGCCGTTGAGCACATGACACCCAAGCCGCATGTGCCCCAGGAGGTCGACCTGGACTGGCTGCACGCGCTGCTCGGCCACTACGCGCGGCAGTTGTGGGACGTCCAAAAGGAGCGGATCGCGGCCGGCAACCGCGTCGCCGCGATCGAGCGCGACGGGCTCGGCGAGTACGCTGGCCCGGCCCGCGACGTGGTGACGGCCTACGAGAAGATCGAGGGCTCCATTGACCGGGTGCTGGTCTCGCTCGTCAAGCAGCACCCGCTCGCTGGCTGGATCGGCGAGCAGCGCGGCATTGGGCTGCCGGGCTTCGCGCGGCTGCTCGGCGTCACCGGCTCGCTCGACCGCTTCGGGATGGTCTCGTCGCTCTGGAAGTACCTCGGGCTGCACGTCGTGGACGGCCACGCCCCGAGGCGCGAGAAGGGCGTGCCGTGGACGCACACGAACTGCACGTTCGGCCACCTCCGGACCTGCACGCCGTCGTGCACGACCGACCACCACCCGGACTGCTCGCCTGGCACGAAGGGCTCGGCGTACGCGCCGCAGGGCCGCGTGGTCTGCGCCCAGATCGGCGACGCCATCGTCAAGGTCGGGGCCGGCGGGCCGTACCGCGCCGCCTACGACCGCAAGAAAGGGGAGTATCTGGCACGCCCGCGGATCGGCCCGTCCGGTTGCCCGATGGGTCAGACGCACAAGAGCAAGACCGGACGGGTGCTCCCGTGCGTCAAAACGGACGCGAGCACCGGGGCCGAGACCTCGGCGCATCTGCATAGCGCGGCGCGTCGGTACGCGATGAAGGAGCTCACGAAAGGGATGTGGGTCGAGTGGCAGTATGTGCGCGGCCGGTGTGATGATGCTCCCCACGACAAGGTTGCCGCGCCGGTGCTGGTGTGACATGGCGGCCAGCTACGACTTGATGCCCAGACGAAGCATGCCGCCGGCCGTCGCCGATGTGATCCCCACGCCGCTCGTGCCGACGGCCGCGCGCGGTCTGCTGCCCAAACTGAACGTGCCGCCGGCTGACGGGTTCTTGATGCCCAGTGTATGCATGCCGCCGGCCGAACGGGCGTTGTATCCCAATAGCAGAATGCCGGCGACCAATCTTCGTGTGCTCCCCACATCCGCCGTGTCGCCGTCGCCCGTTTCGGAGGCGCGATCATGTCCGAGGTGGATGAGCGCATCATGACCCCGCTCGACGAGCGTTTTCATGACTGGGCGGATGCCCACGAGGCCGCGACGCCGTACGATGCGTTCGTCGGCGGCTGGGAGGCCAGGGGCGCGTACGAGGGCGGCGTGACGCTCGCGGCCGTCGAACTGAGCGACGAGGAGCGCGAGCGGACGCGCGTCTTCTGGCAGACGAAGGTCGCGTCGGTCGAGGCCGAGCGTGACGCGCTCATCCAGCGGTTAGCGACGGCAAGCTACGAGCGGGACTCGTTCCGGCGCGCACGCGACATGCTGGCCGGGCTGCTGGAGCGGGCGCGCGTGGAGGCGCAGGAGTCGTGAGTCCGGATGTCGTCGTCTACCTCGTGCCGGGTGGTCGCGAGTACCTGGGCTGGTTCTCGGGGCCCGACCGCTGGTTCGAGTGGCCGGCTATGCAGGACGGGTGGACCGTGCGCCGAGCCGCCACGTCGAGCCAGGCGGCCGACGCCGTCGAGCTCCCGCAGGACTTGGCAACGCTCGCGCTCCGTCTCTCGGGCGTCAGGCTGGAGGATCTCGGATGACGCGGAAAACGCACGTCCTGCCGAGCGGCCTCGTCGACCTCGGCGACCGCGCCCGCGAGCTCGGGTTCGTGCGCGGCGCCGTGATCGAGGTCATCCCGACGTCGGCCGGGTCGCTGCTCGTCGTGCTCGATCCCTCGCCGCCGACGGTCGATGTACACTGGAAACCGTTGTACGGGGGCGCCGCGCAGCTCGCGGCGCGCAACGCGCGGAGGGGGAAGCCGTGACGGCTCCGTCGTATGTGACCGAGGCAGTACGGCTCGATGATCTTCGGCCCCACCCGCGAAACTACCGCGCGCACCCGGATGACCAGATTGAGCACCTGAAAGCGTCGCTCGTCGAGCACGGCGTCTATCGCCCGGTCGTGATCGCGCGTGACAGTACGATCCTAGCCGGTCATGGACTGGTCGAGGCGGCGCGTCGCCTCGGGTACGCCGAGATGCCGGCCGTCCGGCTGGACATCGACCCGGACGATCCGCGCGCCATCAAACTCCTGATTGGCGACAACGAGATTTCGCACCTGGTGGAGAGCGACGATCGCTCTCTCTCGGAGTTACTCCGCGAGGTCGGCTCGGTCGACCTGGGGGCGCTGCTCGGGACCGGCTATGACGAGATGATGCTGGCGAATCTGGTGATGGTGACGCGGCCGGCTTCGGAGATTGCCGACATGGACGCGGCCGCCGAGTGGGTGGGGCTACCTGAGTACGAGCCGTCCGAGACGACGCTTCGACTGACGGTGACGTTCGCGGATGCCGACGACCGAACGCGATTCGCCGAGCTCGTCGGCCTCGCGCTCGGCGAGCACACCGTCTCGATACGCTGGCCGCCGCCGGCCGAGCGGGTCGACCAGACGTCCGTGCGCTTCGAGGGCTGACGTGACGACGCTACCGCGTTACCCCGTCTACATCCCATCGAAGGGGCGTGCCGAGCGGTGCTTGACGGCTCGGATGCTCGACGCCGACGGTGTGCCGTTCTCACTGGTCGTCGAGCCGGTCGAAGCGGACGCGTACGCGGCCCGCTTCGGAGATGCGCGCGTGCTGGTGCTACCGTTCTCCGATCTCGGGCTCGGCTCGATCCCGGCGCGCAACTGGATCAAGGACCACGCTTCGGCTGACGGCCATGCACGACACTGGCAGCTCGACGACAACATCATCCGATTCCGTCGCTGGTACGGCGGGAAACGCTTGCCGTGCATGGCCGGGCTGGCCCTTGCCGTCGTCGAGGACTTCGCCGATCGCTACGAGAACGTGGCGGTGGCCGGATGCAACTATGAGCAGTTCGCGCGGGACGGCGGCGGCCCACCGCGAGCACCGTTCTGGCTGAACGTGCACGTCTACTCGTGCTCGCTCATCATGAACGCGCTGCCGTATCGCTGGCGCGGGCGGTACAACGAAGACACCGACTACTGCCTTCAAGCGTTGGCCGGTGGGTGGTGCACGGTGCTGCTCAACGCATTCATGGCGAACAAAGTCCAGACGCTCACGATGCGCGGCGGCAATACGGCGGAGCTGTACGCCGGTGACGGACGGCTGAAGATGGCACGGGCGCTCGAACGACTCTGGCCCGGCGTGGTGACCGTCCGTCGCCGGTGGAATCGACCACAACACGTCGTCAATTGGCGGCGGTTCGACACGCCGCTCCGACGCCGCCCCGACGTCGACTTGGCCACGCTGCCGGCCGTCGATGAGTACGGCATGACGTTGCGGGCGATCGGCGACGTCCGATCGGCCGAGCTTCGACGCCTCATAGATGGACGGGCGGGTGCCTGATGGCAAGACCATCGAAGCTCACGCCGGCGACCGAGAAGGTCATCCTCGACGCGCTCCGGGCGGGCGCCACGCGGACGGCGGCGTTCGAGGCGGCCGGCATCCACCGCCGACGGATCTCGGGCTACCTGCGGGATTTCGTCGCGTTTCGTCACGCTGTCATACAGGCCGAGGCCCAGGCCGAGGTGTACGCGACCGTCAAGGTCCGCCAGGCGATCGACGCGGGCTCCTGGCGCGCAGCATTCCTCTGGCTTGAACGGCGGCGCCGTGAGGACTGGGGCCGCCGTGTCACCATCGACCTGGCCGACGAGATCCGCGAGATGGTGCAGGCGGCCGGGCTCGGCGACGACGTCGAGGCCGAGGCGCTCGCCGAGGCGCAGGAGATCCTGAAACGTGCCCGGAACGCTCGCGGCTAGCCCGGCCGAGGCCGCCGTCGTCCGACCGCTGGTGCGGCGGCTGATCTCGGCGCGCGCGGCGCAGCTTGCCGCCGAGCTCGCCGGCCGCGACCCATCCGAGCCGTGGGTGCCGTACCCGCACCAGATCCCGCCCGATGGCGACTGGGACCTGTGGCTCCTGCTGGCCGGCCGTGGCGCTGGAAAGACCGACGCAGCGGCGGCGGCGACCGACGCGCACATGACCGGGCCGCCGTGCCTGCCGGGTATCCCCGGCGGCCACCGCGCCGCGATCGTCGCGCCGACGCTCGGCGATGCCACCGAGGCCTGCGTGAACGGGCCGTCAGGTATCCGGGCGCACAACCCGGCCGTGCGGCTGGTCAACCGTCTCGGTGGGACGTTCGTGCTCTGGCCGTCGGGAGCTGAGGCGAAGCTGTTCGGCGCGCACGGCCCGGACGACGTCGAGCGTCTCCGTGCGGGCGGAAATCGGTGCTGGGCGTGGGCTGAGGAGCTGATGGCCTGGTCGAAGCTCGATCAGTGCTGGGATCACATGCAGTTCGGGCTCCGGATCGGCCGTCACCCGCGCTGCGTCGCGTCGACGACGCCGAAGCCGCGCAAGCTGTTGACCGAGCTGCTCAACGCGCCGTCCACGTCGGTCACGCGGGCGACGACCGACGATAACCCGGCGCTCGGCGAGCAGTACCGTCGCCGCCTGGAGCGCTATCGCGGCACGCGGCTCGGGCGGCAGGAGATCGGCGGCGAGATCCTGACCGACGTCCCGGGCGCGCTCTGGTCGTACGACATGCTGGTGCACGCCGAGCCGCCGGCCGACCGGACGCGCGTCGTCGTCGCCGTCGATCCCTCCGGGGGATCTGACCCGGAGAACGACGAGCAGGGCATCGTCGTCGCCGGCGTCGGCCCGGACGGGCGCGGCTCGGTCCTGGCCGACCGCTCGTGCCGGCTCGCGCCGGACGGCTGGGGCCGCCGCGCCGTGCAGGCGTACGTCGATTTCGCGGCCGACGCGATCGTCGGCGAGGCTAACTATGGCGGCGACATGGTCGAGGCGGTGATACGCACGGCGGCGCGGGCGATGGGCGTCACCGGCGTCACCTACAAGGCGGTGCATGCCTCGAGAGGCAAGGCCGTGCGCGCGCAGCCGGTCGCGCAGTTGTATGCTGAGAAGCGCGTCGTCCACGCCGAGGTCTACCCCGAGCTCGAAGAGGAGCTGACGTCGTGGACGCCGGACTCCGGGCAGTCGCCGAACCGGCTCGACGCGCTGGTCTGGGCGCTCACCGACCTGATGGTCAAGGAGCAGAGAAGCGTCTACGTGTATTAGTCTGGGGTGGTGAAACCTCGACGCGTTTTCACCATAGCGAGGGGAGGTGGTCGCCGTGGGCATGTTCGACTGGTTGGGTCCACTGAACGCCGGGGGCAAGTCTCGCGGCTGGGACAGCCTTCCGATGCCGACCGAGCAGAAGTCGGCGCCCGACTTCGTGCCGGCCGACGCGAACGGGACGGTGGTCATCCTGAACCGACTCGTGCAGACGCCGGCCCCGTACGACGCCCGCCGTGGTGGCGACGGCAACAGCGCGGTCTACGCCTGCCTGCAACTGATCGCGACCGCGCTCCAGGAGGCGCCGTTCCGGGTCTACCGCGTGACGCCCGACGAGTACGTCGAAGCCCCGCCGTCGCCGCTCTCGGATCTGCTGGCCCGGCCCAACCCGGCCATGACGCTCCGGACGATGGTCGCGTACCTCTCCACGAGTTTGCACGTCGACGGCAATGCCTACTGGCGAAAATTGCGGGCCGGCGACCCGGAGACCGGCAACGTTGTCGAGCTCTGGCCGATCGCGCCATCCCGGATCGAGCCGGTCACGCGCAACGGCTCGTCGGACTTCATCTCGTTCTACCGCTACACGTCCGGCGGCGGCCGTCCGGAGGAGATCAGCACGGCCAACATCGTGCATTTCAGGTACGGCCTGGACGACGCCGACCACCGGAAGGGCTCGTCCCCGTTGCGTCGCTTGCTCCGCGAGATTAGCTCCGACGAGCAGGCGACGCGCTACGCCGATCGGCTGCTCGCGAACCTGGCGGTCGCCGGGCTGGCGTTGACGTGGGACAAGGACGCCAACGCCGGCAAGCACCTCTCGCAGGCTGAGGCCGACGAATTGAAGGTGCGCGTCGGTGCGGCGTACGGCGGCGACAACGTCGGGGCCGTCGCGGTGCTCTCTCCCGGGGCGACGCTCTCGCAGCTCGGCTTCTCGCCCGAGCAGATGGACCTGAGAGTGTTGCATCAGGTGCCAGAGGAGCGGATCGCTGCGGTGCTCGGCGTGCCGGCCGCCGTGGTCGGGCTGGGCGCGGGGCTCGAACATTCGATCTACAACAACGTCAAGCAGGCCGAGGAGCACTTCACGGAGCGAAAGCTGGCACCGCTCTGGAACGACATCGGCGACGTGCTCACGCTCTCGCTCGTGCCGGACTTCACGTCCGATCGCACGGTCCGGATCGAGGCCGACACGTCCGACGTCCGGGCGTTGCAGGACGACGAGGACGCACTGGCGACGCGCTTGCAGACGCTGGTCGCGGCCGGCATCCTGACGGCCGACGAGGCGCGCGCGGAGATCGGCTACGACGCGTTGCCCCATTCGACTCCCCATTCGACTCGCTCGCTCGCTCAGGGTCGCTCAGGGCAAGCTCGTCGTCTGGTCATGCTAGACTCCGCCCGCCCGTCTACAGGCGCTCCGGTGCGCGTGGGGAGTACCAAGAGCGCCGACGACGTGGCGCCCGGGATCGCCGGCCTCCGCGACGAGGCCGAGCCGGAATGGCTCGTCGAGCTTCGGCGCTGGCTCTCCGGCGTCGAGCGCCGCGTCGTGCGCCGGCTGCGGGCGGGCGGCGACACGGCCGGCGATCTCGTCCCGGACATCGAGACCGAGATCCTGGCCGAGGTCGAGCGGCCGTTGCAGCTCGGGCTGTTGGCCGACGTCGCCGACATCGTCAGGGCCGAGCTCGCCGTCGGCTTCGTGATCGACGACCCGGCGACGCGGCGCTACCTCATGGAGGCCGGCGGGAATATCTCCGGCATCACCGAGACCACCCGGCGGGCCGTCGCCGATGCGCTGGTAGAGGGCCAGCAGGCCGGCGAGGGCATCCCCGAGTTGGCGCGGCGGCTCCGGGCGCTGCCGGCCTTCGGTGACGCCCGGGCCCGGCTCGTGGCGCGCACGGAGCTCGGGCTGGCGAGCAACGTGTCGGCGCTCGCGTCGTACCGCGCGTCGGGCGTGGTGGTCGGCGTGCGCGTACTCGATGGCGACTCCGACGCGGCGTGCGCCGCGATGGACGGACGGGCGTTCACGCTCGACCAGGCGCCGGCCGCGCTGGAGCACCCGGCCTGCGTGAGGGCGTTTGCTCCGCTCGTCGACGCGGCCGACCTGGAGGCGACCGGGTGACGCGCCCGCTGGTGTCCGTCCTGACGCCGACCTGGAAGCGGCCCAGGCTGCTACTCGGCGCGATCGAGAACGTCCGTTCGCAGACCTATCGGCCGCTGGAGCACGTGATCGTGAGCGACGGGCCGGACCCTGCGACTTCTCGGGTCGCGGTCGCCGCGCTCGACTGCGCCGACACGGCCGACGTCCTCGTGCGCTACGTTCCGCTCGGCCGCAACTGGTCGGCATACCTGCACGACTCGTTCTGCGCCGCTCCCATCACGGTCGCGATGCTCCTCGCGGGCGGCGAGTATCAGGTCTGGCTCGCCGACGACGAGCGGATGGCGCCCGACCATATCGAGTCGCTGGTCGACGCGCTCGAAGCAGCTTGCCCCGAGCGAAGTCGAGGGGGCGCCGACTTCGCCTACTCGAAGGTCGAGATGCGCTGGTACGACAACCGTACCGCGCCGTGGGTGATCGGGACCGACCCACCCAGGCTCGGCGGGATCACGAACTGTCTCTATCGCGCCGATCTGCTCAAGCGCGGCCTGTTCCCGTTCGGGGCCGGCATGACGGCCGACTGGGCGTGTATCTCACAGTGGCAGTCGCGAGGCGCCGTGCACGCGTTCGTCGACCGCGTGACGCTCACGCACGTCGTGGATCACTGACGTGGCCGAGCGGCTCGACGGGCCGTCCATGCTCGCGATCGTCGGAGATCGCACCGGGCCGAGCATGTGGAGAATCTTTCAGCCGTTCAAGCGGCTGGAGGAGCGCGGCTACCCGTGCGGCTGGGACTTCAAGTCCGCTCCGCTGCTCGGCCAGGTCGCGCCCGCGTTCGACGGCTACGTGCTCGCGCGCATGGCCTGGCCGCTCTCGGAGCGCGTCATGGCGGCGTCGTGGTTCGCGATGCTCCGCCGGGCCGGCAAGCTGACCGTCTACGAGTGCGACGACGACCTGTTCACGCCGGCCCTCTCGCACCGCGCCGTCGAGCTCGGCCAGGACAGGGGCCGCACGGCCGCGCAGCTTGAGGAGGACCGGCAGCAGCGGCTCTGGACGCTCCGGCAGTGCGACGGCGTGACCGTCTCGACGCAGCGCTTAGCGACGCTCGTGCGCGGATTGACGGACCGCCCGGTCGTGGTGGTGCCGAACGCGATCGACGTCGCATGGTTCCGCGGCGTGCTTCGTCAGGCTCGGCGCACCGTGCCGTCCCCGTCGATCGGCTGGGCCGGCGGCCAGCGCCCGGACCGCGACGTCGCGGCGATGGCCGAAGCCTGGCGCCGCGTGGCGTTGACTGACCGTCACGTGACGTTCGTCATTCAGGGCTACGTGCCGCCGGTGCTCAAGGCGGCGGTGCCGGCCGACCGGCTGGTGGTGCTGCCGTGGCTCCCGCTGGAGCGGTACCCGACCGGGCTCGTGGAGGTTGACATCGCGTGCTGCTCGGTTTCGGATGAGCCGTTCAACCGCCACAAGTCGCCGATCAAGGCGTATGAGGCGGCGCTGGCCGGATCAGCCGTGGTGGCGACGCCGACTGTCTACGCGGCGACGATCGAGCACGGCGTGACGGGCTACCTCGCCGAGACGGTCGACGAGTGGGAGCGCGCGCTCTCGGATCTCGTGGCGCGGCCGGCGCTTCGCTCGATGATGGCGCGTCGGCTGGCGCGGCGCGTCGAGCGGACGTGGTCTCTGGCAGAGAACCTCTGGAAATGGCCGAGCGCGTGGGCCCAGATCGCGGAGGCGAGTCATGGCCGCATCGACAAGCTGGCGTGAGCCGACGGCCGAGTCCTGGGAGCCGCCGGCCCAGGTCTACTGCCCGGCCTGCCGGTCGTGGATAGCGTCCGCGCCGGGCGGCACGCGCTGGGTGCGCTCGCGCTGCGGGAACCGCCGCTGCAAGCTCTACGGCAAGACCCAGCAGATCGCCTGCAAGTAGCTAGGCGCCGCAGGGGTGCTGCGCTCGCACCCAGTCGGGCATGCGTTCAGAGCGCGGCCCGCACATGACGATCTCACCGGGGCCCTCGCTCGGCGCCCAAGAGACCGGCCGGTCGCCCGTCCTCAGCGTGCCGATGCCGTGCTCGTATTCGGTGAGGGTGAACGGCCCGTTCGGCATGATGCGCTCGCCGTTCGACTCGCTGATCGTGCCGTACGCCGTACGGTCGGCAACGCGCGTGATCGTCAGCACGGCGTGGCCCATCGCCGTGATCGGGCCGCCCTTCGGGTCGTCGCACGCTTCGCCGGGCTGCACGTCGTCGCACCAGCGATAGGTGCGAAACTCGGCGTACCCCTGGCCGTTCGGCAAAAACGTCACGCCGATGCCATGGCGCGACCAGGAGCCGGCGAAGTCGGCGGCACCCGCCGACGGCGCCGCGCTCCGTGCGGTCGCCGTGCTCCCGAGCGCCCAGCGCCCGAGCTGCGCCAGGTTGCGGGTGATGCTCGCGGCGTGCTCGGCGGCGTCGGTCTTCGCGAGTGCGGCGCGGAAGTCGCGCGCCAGCGCCGGGCCCGCGAGCGCGAATGTCGCGACGATGGCGACGAGCAACGCGGTACGATAGCGAGACATCGTGCTCTCCTTGTCAGAGACGGTGTATGCGGCTCGGGGAGGGACAGCCCCGGGCCGTTTCAATTCTACGCCGTGTGCGTCACGCTTGCGTAACGTTCCGCGTTGGCATAGACTAGGCGAAAGCTGAACACGGCAAGGCGCATGACGCCTCCCGATCTCCACGCCACGAGCGCGCGGGGAAGGGGGGTGTTTTTGATGCCGCTCAACCGCCGCTCCGTCCCGTTCGAGGTCAAGGCCGTCGCCGACGGCGACTCCGGCTGGGAGATTGCCGGACTCGCGAGTACGTGGTGGGGCGAGCCCGACGCCTACAACGACGTCGTCGCGCCGGGCGCGTTCGCCGAGAGCATCGCCGCCAGGCCGACGAAGTTTCTCTACGAGCACTACGAGCCGATCGGCAAGCAGCTCGAACTGCGCGAGACCGACGAGGGGCTCTACGGCCGCTGGTCGGTCGTCGACACCCGGGCCGGCACCGACGCGCACAAGCTGGCGAAGGCCGGCGTCCTGGACGCGCTCTCGATCGGCTACGTCCCGCTCGAATGGGAGCTCCGCGCCGACGGCGCCCGGATCCTCCGCAAGATCGACCTCTACGAGGTCTCGTGCGTGGCGATCCCGGCCAACGAGCACGCCGTGATTACGGCCGTGAAGTCAGAGCCGCCACCGCCGGCCCCGCCGTCCGAGCCCGCACTGAAGCTCCACCTGGAGCTGTTGCGCCGCCGCTTGCTTCGGCACGGCGTCACCATCGGAGAGCACGCACCATGAGCATGACCATCACCGAGGCCCACGTCGAGATCCGCCGGCTCTACGATGCCGCCGCCGAGATCGAGGGGCGCTACCCGACCGGACTCACGCAGGACGCGAACGCCGAGGACTACGCCGAGGCGAAGCGGCTGCTCGGCGAGATCGACGGTCTGGAGCTCAAGCTGGCCGGCCTGGAGGAGGCCGACGCCCGCCGTCGCCGCATCCTCGATAACCAGAAGCGGCTCCGGCAGCCGTCGCAGCACCACGAGCAGCCGGGCGGCGCCTCCGACCAGGCGGGCCCGATCCTGCCGTTCGAGCGGCAGTTCACCCAGTCGGACGGCTACAAGGGGCTGCTCGACTCCGGGCTGCTCAACTCGCCGTCGAACCGGATCGAGCTGAACGTCAAGCTCGACGGCAGCCTGCTCCAGCACCTGATGCGCAAGGCCCTTGTGCACTCCGGGACCGGCGTCGGCGGCCCGCTGGTCCGCGCCGACCGCGTGGCCGGCGTCGATGCGCTCTACGGCGACACCAACATCCTCGACCTGATCCAGACGGCCAGCACGTCGTCGAGCTCGATCGAGTACTACGAGCAGAACGTCAACACGAACAACGCCGCGTGGGTCGCCGAGGCGACCGCGACGACTGGCACCTCCGGGACGAAGCCCGAGGGGGCGCTCGGCTGGATCCTGCGGACCGTCCCGATCTCGACGCTCGCGGAGTGGATCCCGGTCACGAACCAGATGCTCGCCGACGTGCCCGGCATGGAGGGCATGATCCGCACGCAGCTCCTGCTGCACCTGGAGCGGAAGCTCCAGACGGACGTGCTCTCCGGCGACGGCACGGCGCCGAACATTCGCGGCATCCTCAACTGGGCCGGCATCGGGACGATCGCGGCCGGCACCGACGTGCTCGCCGCCGTCTACAACGCCATGACGGCGGTCGCCGTGACCGGGCTCGGGAACGCCACCGCGTCGGTCTTCAATCCGGTCGACTTCGGCGCGATTCGGCTAGCCCGTGAAAATGCGGCCTCTGGCACGCTCGGCAACTACCTGATGGGGCCGCCCAACACGGCCGGCGCGACGACGCTCTGGGGGCGCCCGGTCGTGCTCTCGACGGGGATGCCGGTCGACACGGCGCTCGTCGCCGACTTCACGGCGGTCACGCTGTTCGACCGCGAGCAGGCCGCGATCCGGGTCGGGCTCGCCAACGACGATTTCATCCGCAACATCCAGCGCATCCTCGCGGAGCTCCGAGCCGCGCTGGTCGTGTTCCGTCCGTTGCAGGTCGTCAAGCTGACGGGCGTCTAGCGTGGCCGAGTACACGGTCGGCGAGGAGGGCGCGTCGGTGTTCGACCCCGACGGGCATCTCCTGGCGCGACTGAAGCCGGGGACGACCGTCGTCCCCGGCACGATCGACGACACCGTTGAGCCCCGCCGGCCCGGCCAGGCGTACCAGACCCGTCGCGGCTACGACGACAAGGTCATCCGTCCGGAGCATTGCTGATGGCTGACTATGTGACGGCCGACCAGATCGCCGCCGCGCTCGGCGTGACGTTCACGCCCGAGCAGGAGGCGCAGGCCGACGCGGTCGCCGCCGCCGTGACGTCGTTCATCGACGGCTACACCGGCCGTAGCTGGCAGACCGTGTCGCCGATCGCCGGCGAGACGGCGCCCGTCCTGCCGACGCGCTCGGATGCGTACCCGTCCGCGTTCGGCGTGGTCTACCTGGCGCACCGCCCGGCCGTCGCCGTCACGGCGCTCTCGCTCCGGACGTACTACCCGAACGACCCCCTCGACGACCTCGACGCGGCGTCCTACGAGCTGATCGACCCTGAGCACGGCACGGTCACCGTGGCCGGCTGCGGCTGGCTCGGCTACCCGGCGCTCGTGGCCGTCGTGGACTACACCTACGCCGACGCGGTGCCGCCGGACATCCAGCTCGCCGCCACCATGATCGCGTCGGGGGTCATGCAGCGGGCTCTGACCGTGCAGGCCGGATCGGCCGCGATCGCCGCGAACCCGTCGCTCGCCGGCGTCCAGTCGCTCTCGGTCGGCCAGAACGACATCGCCGTCACGCTCTCGGCGACGGCCACGGGCGGCGCCTCGATGGGATCTTCCGCCGGGTCGTCGTGGGCATCTCCCGGGTCGGCGGTCGCCGGCATCCTCGATCAGTACCGACGGGTGGTGATCGCATGACCGTGTCACTGCCGCTCGACTGGCTGCGGTCGCTCCAGCTCGCGACGATGCCCGACACGTGCTCGGTCTCGCGCTACACCGAATCGAACACGGCCGACGGCGTCGTCGCCGACTGGACGACGGTCGCGTCCGACATCCCGTGCCGGGTGTCGGTGACGAGTACCACCGCGACCGAGACGACCGGCGGCGCCGAGCAGCTGCGCGCGGTCTCGGACTGGCAGATCCGCGTGCCGTTCGGTACCGACGTTACGCCGCGAGACCGCGTCGTCGTTGCCGCGACGGCGTCGAGCCCCGAGCGGACATTCGAGGTGAGACGGGCCGACATCAGAAGTTTTGAGACCGTCAGAGATTTGCAATGCTCGGAGGTGGTGTAGTGGACGCTGCGCTCATCTCGCTCGTCTGGCTGCTCATCTACGCACTGGCCGTCGCCCTGATCTGCTTCATCGTGGTCCGTCTGGCGACCCAATTCGTGCCGGCGTTCGCCGCGTTCGCCTGGATCGTCTGGTGCATCGGCGGGCTGATCCTGCTCATCCTGGCGCTGCGGCTGTTCTCGCCGATCCTCGGGAGCCCGTAGCATGCCAGCCGCGACGGCGCACATCCGCGTGGTGTTCAACCACCTGCCGCAGGCGCAGTCGGCGGTCCACCGCGCCGTGGTCCTGACGGTCGCCGAGACGGCGTACGGCACCGAGGCGGTCGCTAAGACGCTGTGTCCCGTGGATACGGGTCTCCTCAGACGCTCGATTCATACCGTGATCTCGGACGGCGGCATGCGCGCCGTGGTCGGGCCCAGCGTGGTCTACTCGATCTTCGTCGAGTTTGGCACCCGCTTCATGGCGGCACGGCCGTACATGCGGCCGGCGGCAGCACGCGTGCTCCGTCTGTTCCCCTCGCGCCTCCGTACCAGACTACGGGCGGTCGCGTGAGCGGTCTCGAAGGGCTCGACGTCTGCGAGCTGGTCTGGTCGCTGCTGGCTGCTGACAACGGCGTCGGCGGCGTCAATCGCCTGCTCGGCGGGACCGCGACCACGACCGGGCGGATCTACCGCGACCGCGTGCCGGCCGCCGCCATCCTGCCGGCCGCGACCGTCGCGCTCGTGGCGCACGTCGACACCAACACGCTCGGCGGCGTCCGAGCGTTCGCCGTCGCCGAGGTCGACGTCCGTGTCGTCGGCGACGGCAGCAGCTACGGCACGATCGGCCCAATCGCCGAGCGCGCCGACACCGTGCTCCAGTCGGCCGGCGGGGTGCGCGACCAGTCGTACGTCTACAAGCTCCGCCGCACGGCCGTTCAGGCGTTCCCAGAAGACGACGCCGGCAAGACCTACACCCATCTGATTCAAACCTATCGCACCGAGGCCGAGTCCACGGCCGACTAGCCGAAAGGGGGGCCGGCCATGCCGGACAGATACCTCGTCCAGGAAATCTGCGAGATCGGCATTGAGACGGTCCCGGGGACGCCGGTGCCGAGCACGGTCAAGTTTGGCGGGCTCGTGATCGAGCTCGACACCGTGCTGGAGCTCGACCGGATCGCGCCGAGCGGCAACCTGTTTGATACGATCGCGGCCCCGCGCCAGGAGTCATCGAGCGGATCGCTCTCGGGCTACCCGACGTACCCCGAGCTCGCGTACGTGTTCTCGAACGTGTTCGGCGCCGCCGTGACGACGACGCCGACCGGCGCGACCACCACGCGCCGGTACCAGTGGGCGCCGTCGTCGACGACGCCGTGGACGCCGCGCACCTGGACGATCCGCCGCGGCATGGTCGGCAACACGGCCGAGCTCGCCGCCTACGGGCTGCTCGCCGGGGTCGGCATGTCGTTCTCGCGGACGGCGCAGCCGGAGGTCTCCGGCGACCTGTTCGCGTACGCGCTCGACTACACCGCAAGCGTCGGCGCGACCGGGCTCACGGTGCCGTCGCTGGTGCCCATTCTCCCTGGCCAGGTCTGCGTCTACATGGACCCGACCGCCGCCGCGATCGGGGGGACCAGGCTGACGCGCGACTTCACGGCGGCGTTTGAAATCGGGGGCCTCTTCGGGCCGTTCTGGCCGCTCGACTGTACGCTGACGTCGTTCGGCGGCCATGCGCCCCTGAAACCGGATAGCACCACGCTCACGCTCCAGATGGGCAACGACACGCAGGGGCGGGCGCTCGTCCCGCCGATGCGCGCGGGAGACTCGCGGTACATCCGGATCGAGGCGACCGGCCCGACGATCGACGCCGGCCCGCCGGCCTACCACCACCGGCTCCAGATCGACGCCGCGTGCAAGGTGGTCGACGCGCCGTCTCGCGGCGACGCCGACGGACTCGCGACGCTCGAATGGACGTTCGGGCTGTTCGACGACCCGACGTTCGGCGGCGCCTTGAAAATCACGCTCGACACCAACGTGCCGTCGATCTAGACCAGGGGGGCCCATGCCAAGCCTCGACGAGCTCGAAGCCGGTCTCGCACGGCTGACCGTGCCGTACAAGACGATCTCGATCACCATCGACTACTACCCGGACCGCGTCGGGATGAACCTCCAGCGCGCGATCGCGGCCGTGACGCGCCCGCCGTTCGACGTCGGGCCCGTCGCCGACGGCCTGGCGCACGTCTTGGCCGCGTGGGACCTGACCCGGAACGGCGAGCCGATCCCGCTCACGCCCGAGGGGATCGGGTCGGTCGGGATGTCGATCAGCACTGCCGTGGGTGGCGCGATCATGGAGGACTTCCACGACCCAAAGTCCCCACGGCCGACGGCTTCGCCGTCCGCGTCGTCGACCGTCTCGCCGCCTGGCTCGAAACCGGACGGATCGGGTTCTGCCCCGACTGGGCCGACGTCATCCTCCGCGCCAAATGGATCGGCCTCGACCCCGCCGACCTTGCCGGAGTCCCCCATACTCGTGGGTGCCTGATCTGGCACTGCTGGATAGGACTCGTGATGAGCGCGCAGGCCAAGGCTGACTACACCATCGCGAAGAAGCGCCAGCAGGCCGAGCGCCGCGGGGCGAGGCGATAACCCGTGCCTGACATCGCCGAGCTTCAGGTCATCATCGACGCGGATGTACGCGGATTTGATGCCGGGATCAAGCACGTCGAGCGCGAGACCAAAGGGCTCGGCGACTCGGTCGCCAAGGGCATCGGGGCCGGTATCGGCTTCGGCGTGATCGAGAAGGGGCTGGGCGCGCTGACGGCCGGCTTCGGCGCCGCCAAGGGCGCCGTCATCGACCTCAACTCGTCGCTCGAACAGTCGAAGATCGCGTTCACGACCATGCTGGGATCGGCCGAGGCGGCCGACGACTTCCTGGCCAACCTCCAGAAGTTCGCGGCCGAAACCCCGTTCGAGTTCCCGGACCTGGTCACCGCAAGCAAACGGATGTTCGCGTTCGGGTTCGAGTCGAAGCAGGTCATCCCGCTCTTGACGGCCGTCGGTGACGCGGTCGCGGCCGTCGGCGGCGGCGCCGACGTGATCGACGGCGTGACGACAGCGCTCGGCCAGATGCAGGCCAAGGGCAAGGTCTCCGCCGAGGAGATGAACCAGCTCGCCGAGCGCGGGATACCCGCCTGGGACATGCTCGCCAAGAAGATGGGCAAGTCGGTCGCCGAGACGATGGATCTCGCGGCCAAGGGCCAGATCAAGGCCCAGACGATGCTCGAAGCGTTCCAGGAGGGCACGGCCCAGCGGTTCGGCGGCATGATGGCGAAGCAGTCGAAGACGTTCGCGGGCGCGATGTCGACGATCACCGACTCCCTCCAGATGGCGCTGGCCCGGGGCTTCAAGCCGTTCTTCGACCTGCTCTCGGCTGGCGCTATCGCGATCGCCGCCGTGCTCTCCGGCGACCAGTTCTCCGGCTGGGCCGACACGGTCGCCGGGGCGATGGCCGACGTCATCTCCGAGGCGACCGTCTTAGCTTCCTGGCTGATGGACGAATTGCAGCCGGCCTGGCAGTGGGTGATCTCGCACGCCGACACGATCAAGGCCGTGTTCGTGGGCGCAGCGGCCGGGATAGCTACCTTGCTCGCGTCGTCGGCGGTCGTCCCGATCATCGCGGCGGTCGGGTCGGCGCTGCTCGCGCTGCTCTCGCCGATCGCGCTCGTCGCGGCGGCGGGCGCGGCGTTGGCGCTCGCGTGGCAGAACAACTGGCTCAACATCCGCACGTACGTCAACGATGCCGTCGCCTGGATCACCACGGTTGCGCTGCCGATGCTCACGAGCATGGTCGCGGCAGCGATGGCCTACATCACGGGCACGGTCGTGCCGACACTCCAGGACGCGCTCGGGGCGGCCATGGCGTACCTCACGACGACGGTCGTCCCGATGCTCCAGGCAGCGATGGCCGCGTTCGTCGGCTGGATGACGACGACGCTCATACCGACCTTGACGACGGTCTGGGACTGGCTCCAGACGCAGGTGGGCGGGGCGTTGACCTGGCTGACGACGACGGCCTGGCCGATGCTCAAGGCGGCAGCGAGCGCGGTCAACGACTGGATCTCCGGCACGCTTGTGCCGACGTTGCAGTCCTGGTACCAGTGGCTCGACGACAAGCTACGCCCGGTGTATGAGTGGTTCATTGACAAGGGCTGGCCGGCGCTCGGCAACGCGGCCAACGCCGTCCAGAACTGGATCAAGGACACCCTGCTCCCGACGCTTGGCGACTGGTGGCGCTGGCTCCAGGACCGGCTGTCACCGATCTATCAGTGGTTCATCGACTACGGCTGGCCGAAGATGAAGGAGGCCGGCGCGGCCGTCTGGTCGTGGCTCACGACGTCGCTGTTCCCGACGCTCTCGGAGTGGTGGGACTGGTTCCAGGCGCGGCTCTCGCCGATCTACTCGTGGTTCATCGACTACGGCTGGCCGAAGATGAAGGAGGCCGGCTCGGCATTCGTGTCATGGGTCACCGGCGGCGACGGGCTGAACGCGGCACTGTCCGAGTGGTGGTCGTGGCTCGGCGACAAGGCGCACTCGGCGGCCGATTGGTGGATCAACACGGGTTTCCCGGGCCTGACGAAGGCGGCGCAGGGGCAGAACGTCGAGATCAAGGCCGGGGCGCAGTTCTGGCGCGACTTCACCGCTGAGCTCGCGAAGACCGACGCGGCCGAGTCGTGGCGCCGCATCCTCACCGACATCGCCGCGTTTGGGAAGTACATCATCGAGCACGTCGACCTCAAGGGGTGGTTCAGCGGGATCGGCGAGGGGATCGGCGAGTCGTCCGGCTGGCTCTCGTACTTCGCCGAGATGGTCGCCTGGATCTCGCGCCAGATCGCGAAGCTCACGGCCTGGCTGCCCGGCCAGCGCGTGCCGGACATCGGCGACCCGCCGGAGTCGCCGGGCGGGACGAGCGGCGGTCACAGCGGCGGGAGCACCAGCCTCCCGAGCCCCCCGGCGTACAGCACGCCACCACCGACGAGTGGCGGGAGCACGCCTCCGTCGTCAGGTGGCGGGAGCACGCCGCCGTCGTCAGGTGGCGGGAGCACGCCGCCGTCGTCAGGTGGCGGGAGCACGCCGCCGTCGTCAGGTGGCGGCGGTGGCGGCGGAAACTCGCCTCCTCCGAACACGGGAGGCGGCCAGCCGACCGGCGAGGCCCTCATCGCCGCGATCGACGCGATGGGCGCGCGCGGCTACGGCGTTGATTTCGGGCATGCGGCAGCGGCGATCGCGCTAAGCGAAGGCGCGGCCGGCGACCTGTCTAAGATCGGCGCTGGTGGGGCGCGCGGGCCGTTCCAGTTCGACCCGGGCGGCGAGCTCCCGAACTACGCGAAATACCTGGGCATGAGCGTCTCGGCCGCCGGCACGTACGCCGGCTCGCACCCGCTCGACGCCGCCGAGTGGGCGCTCTTCGGCGGCAGCGGTGGCTACTCGGGCCAGGGCTACCTCGGACGGGCGCTCCGCGACGGCATGGCGAAAGGGATGCGCGGCAAGCCGCTCGCAAACTTCGGCTCGCGCTACGGGCAGCGGCCGCAGGGCTCCGAGATCGACGACGAGAACAATCCGGGCGCGTACTGGGCGCGCGCCGGTCGCATCCATCTCGAGCGATTCGGCTACGCAAGCGGCGGCTGGGCCGGGCTCCACGGCCCCGAGCTCGCCCTGGTCGGCGAGCGCGGCCCTGAGTACATCATCCCGAACCACCAACTGACTCGCGGCGGCGGCTTCCAGTCCGTCCGGCTCGACGTCGCCGTCGGCGGCCACCTCGCCGAGGAGATCTACGTCACCGGCCGCGAGTTGGCGATCCGCCGCGGGCGCGTGCCGGCGGGGATGCGCTGATGGCCGACTTGCCGCGCACCGTCTGCGCCGAGGTCGCGGTGTCGTTCGACGGCACGGCCGCGTTCACCGGCCCGTACGACGTCGTGACGCCGGACGTCGACGGCCCGACCGGGCTCGCGCTCGACATGTGGCGCGACGGCGCGCAGCAACTGAACCCGCCGAAGGTCGCGGCCGGCTCGTTCACGCTCCTCAACGACGACGGCCGCTACTCGCCGTACCGCGCGGACTCGCCGGTCTACCAGCGGTTCTTGCCGGGCCGGCCGGTGCGGTTCCGGGTGCGCCACGGCGACAGCGGCAAGGCCTACCGCAACGGCGGGAGCTACCGCGACTCGTCGTACTACCGCGGCTCCGGCGTGTTCGACCTCGGCCACCACCTCGTCGACGAGCTCAGCGAGTCGATCGGCTGGGGCGACCGTCGCGTCGCGGTGCGGACGCTCGGCCGCGAGACCGTGCTGACGCGCGCGCCGGTCACGGTGGCGCTCATGACGAACCCGAGGGTCGACCAGTGCGTCTCGGCGCTCCTGGACGCGGCCGGCTGGCCGTCCGGTGACCGCGCGATCTCGGCCTCGGACACCCAGCTACTCGCCTGGTGGTGCGACGAGCGCGATCCGTGGACGGCCTTGACGGAGCTGCTGGCAAGCGAGGGTCCGGGCACGTTCTACGTCGACAGCCGCGACGGGACGCCGGTGTTCCACTTCGAGTCGCGCAACGACCGCACGATCAAGCCGCGCTCGACGACCAGCCAGGCGACGTACTTCGACATCGGCCACGGCGACGGCACGCCGTACCGCACGTCGACCGCGTACCGCGACCGCAAGCTCTATCGCGGCACAACAAGCGGGCTGTTCTACACCGACCTTACGCCGTCGAACCCGTACCGCTCGATCTTCAATCGCGCGACGTACACCACCAGGCGCCGCACCACCGCGGCGCTCGGCACCGTCTGGGACTACGGAGCTCCGCTGACGCTGGCGGCCGGCGAGGTCCGCACGCTCTACGCCCGCCCGACCGAGCCGTTCGTCGGCGCCGTGGCGCCCGTCGCCGGGACCGACTACGCCGTCTCGGCCGGCAGCGCGACCGTCGCGCTGACGTACACCAGCGGCCTGCTGGCGATCATCCGCGTGACGGCCGGCGGGAGCGGCGCCACCGTCGTCGGGGCCGGCGGCGCGACCGGCATCCGGCTTCGGGCCCAGTCGTTGACGGTGGTGTCCGAGACGACCGTCACCAACACCGTCGACGCGTCGGCGTCGATCGCGACGTTCTCGCCGATCCCGGGCCGGCAGATCCCGCTGACGCTCTCCGTCGCCGGTTGGCCGGAGATCGACCCGGCGATGGCCGCGGCCGTCTGCGATAGCTGGGTGCTCCGCTACATGCGGCCGCGCGCGCAGGTCACCATCACGCTGGTGAACGCCGACGCCGCGCACCTCGCGGAGATCTTCGCGCGCCGACCGTCCGACCGGATCACGCTGGCGAACCGCCACCTCGGGGTCTCGGTTGATTTCTGGGTCAACTCGGCCGTGCTGACGATCTCCGGTGCCGGCGGGCGCGTGCTGACGCTCACGCTCGGCTGCGAGCGCTGCGACGACCTGCGGGGCTCGGTCTGGAACGCCGACGACGCGCTCTGGGGGACCGGCCCGCTCGACCCGCTGGGTGCTATCTGGGGAGTGTGACGTATGCCAACGACGTATCCGAGCAGCCTTGATGCGTTCCCGAACCCAGGAGCGGCGACCCTCGAAGACGCGGCCGGCTTCTACCACGACGAGCAGCACGCGAACGCGAACGACGCGATCGAGATGCTCCAGGCCAAGCTCGGGATCTCCGAGACGTCGCCGCAGGACGCGCCGGTCGCGAACGCCGTGCTGCAATCGCTCGCCAACGGGCGGAGCAAGTGGGCGCCGATCTCGGCGGGCCTGATCACGCCGGGCGCGACCTGGCGCTTCATCCAGCGCGCGACCGCCGTCAGCGGCACCACGGCGGCGCTCACGTTCAACGCGATCCCCCAGGTCTACGAGTCGCTGGTCTTGCAGTGGAACATCCGTCAGGCCATCGGCGGGGGCTCGTCGGTCCAGCGGGTCGGCCTGCAGATCGGGTTCACGCCGACGGGGCTGGCGTCGACGGCGGCCTACCATACGCAGCGACTGGTCTCGGTCGGCGCGACAACCACGAGCGCGGAGGAGCTCACGGGCACCTCGTTCCACGCCGGCCAGGCGCCGCAGAGCGCCACGCCCGCGAACCGCTACGCACACGGCACGATCATGCTGCCGAATTACGCCAAGACGACCGACTTCAAGCAGATGCACTCGCTCGGCGGCACGATCAACGCCGCGTCGGCCAACACGACGAGCGGCTATTACCAGTGGAGCCATTACGGCGAATACGCCGGCACGAGCGGCGCGATCCAGTGCCTGGAGCTCACGATCGCCACGTTCTACATGGCCGACACCAGTACGGCCGTACTCTGGGGGGTACCCGCGCAATGACCAGTCCACCACCGACGAAGGAAGTGATCGACTGCACGACCGGCGAGGTCTCGACCGTGCCGCTCACGCCGGAGGAGATCGCCGCCGGGGAGGCCGCGCAGGCCGCGCAGCGGAGCCAGCAGCAGTCGGCCACGTTCGCCGTCGCCGACGACGCCGAGCGGCTCGCGATCATCCGCGAACGTGCCGAGACCGACCCGGCGTTCGCCGCGCTCGCGGACCTGACGCTCGGGAGCAAGGGGGTCCAGACATGAGCACGCCGCCGCCGACGCTCCAGGAGCGCTACGACCTCGGCGCCGATCCGATCTTCCGCGCCCGCTGCCAGTCGGCCGCGCTCCAGTCGGCCGCGAACGTGATGGCGGAGGAGCCGAGTACGGCGGGGCACGCCGAGCGCACGGCGTTCGCGAATAAGGTGCTGTTGCAGCCGTCGCTGCTGTCGCAGGCGATGGCGTTCGGCATCGCCGCCGCGCCGGCCATCAACGAGAGCTCGACGGACAGCGATATCCAGTTCACGACCAACAGCCTATGGAACGCCTGGTCCGGCGTGGCGCTGGAGCTGCCGTAGCATGGTGATCGACGGGCGAACACTCGCGGACGCGTCGCTCGTGCCGTACGCCGACGCGCGCGCGTTGCTGCTCGGGCTCTATCCCGACGCCGACGTGCCGCCGATGGACGACGTCGACCCGACCGCGGCGCCGCTGGTCGCTCGCGTCAATCACGGCGTCTGGATCGCCTCCTGCCCGTGCGACACCCCGGGCACGCCCGCGCCGGGCATGCTCGTGTTTCTCGATGCGCCGGTGGCGTGGTGTATCCGCTGCCGGAACGCGGCGACGGGTGAGCGCTGGCGCCCGGTGCTCCTGCCGCCCGACGACGAGCGAGCGCTCATCGAGGCCGTGCTGGCGGTGCGCCCGGACGCAGCTACCCGGAACTGGGCGCCTGGCGAGACCGTCGCGGATCTCGTTGACGAGAACCGCGCGCACGACCTGGACGCGGGGGTGTAGCGATGGCCTGGACCGCGCCCGTCGACCCCGTGGGCGGGACCGTCATCACGGTCGCCTATGCCGTCCAGAACATGCTCGACCCGATCCGCTGGCTCCGGATCATGACCGGCAACGCCGATCCGCCGGCCTCGGCCTACGTCCCGGTCTCGACGTCGACGACGGGGGTGGCCTGGTCGAAAGTGGGCGCCGACGCGCTCGCGGCCGGCGCCGTCGTCGGGCATCTCGGCTACACGCCGGCCAACGCGGCCGGGCAGGCGTTCTCCGGCAACGTCGGCGCGCTCAACCTCGCGGCCACCTTCGGGATCACGGCCGGCAGCACCGGCATCAGCTCGGGCGGCAGCATCGGCACGAGCGCCAACATCCTGGCAACCGGGCAGATCCAGGGCGGCAGCTACGCCGGCGGCACCCAGACGACGGGGTCGATCTCGCTCCGGAGCCTGGCGGTCGGCGTCGACGGCATCACGTCGGCCGGCAGCATCGGCACGAACGCGAATTTCCTAGCGACCGGGCAGATCAGCGGCGGGAGCTACGCCGGCGGCTCGCTCTCGGTCGGCGTGCCGCAGTTCCTGGGGATCAGCGCCGGGGCAAGCGGCGTGCTCTCGGTCGGCTCGATCGGGACGCAGGCAAACTTCACCGCGACCGGCGCGATCTCCGGGGCGTCGCTTGGCGTCACCGGCGCGCTCACGGCGGGATCGGTCGCGGCCGTCGGCCAGGTCTCGGGCGGCAGCTTCACCGGCGGCACGGTGGCGGCCGGGCACCTCGCGGCGCTCGGGCTGTCGGCCGGGACCGACGGCATCGTGACGTCGGGGATCGTGACCGTGCTCGGCGGCGAGCAGGTGTTCTCGCCGTCGAACCCGCCGCCGATCGCCGGGGGCGGGGCGTCGGTGCCGTCCGGGCTGATCGCGTTCATCGCGACCGGTGCCAAGCCGACCGGCTGGGACTTCTACACGCCGGCGAATGGTCGCGTGATCGTCGCCGCCGGGACGGCCGGCATCACGAACTGGCCGGCATTCACCGTCGCCACCAACGCCGGCGCGACCGACGGCACGCACGTGCATGGCCCGAACACCTTCACCGTGACCGGCGCGGCGACCGGCGCGGCGGGGACGACGGGTCCGCCGAGCGGCACGGTCGTGCGGGTCCAGGTCTCCGGGGTGCCGACCGACCCGCAGGTGCCGAACGATGCCCATACGCATAGCACGCCAGCCGCGAGCCTGGGGGTCGGCGGCTCGGCGACCGGGTCGACGGCCGGCGCGGCGTGGGTGCCGCCGGTGCACCCGCTCAACGCGATCGTCAAGACGTAGGGGGCGCCGTGGAACGCAGAACGCTCCGCGAGTGGATGGCCTATCTCGACTCGACCGAGCGAGAGCTTACGCTCACCGAGTTCATGGCGGTCATGGTGTTCAACGAGCGGGAGTACGTCCGCATCATGGTCGAGATGGTCCGTGAGATGCGGAACGCCGGCGAGCATTCCGAGGCCGTGCTCGGCGCGATCGACGAGCTTGCCCAGCGGATCGCGGCGTCGAGTGGCTTGCCCTACGCGGCGTCGTACGACGAGCGGGCGGCGATGGCGTCCCGGTGGCGCCAGGCGGGCCGTGAGACCGCGTTACCGGGGCGAGCTTGCCCTGACGTCGGCGCAGCCGATGTTCGCGGGGCCGCGCCCCGAGCGGAGCGAGTCGAACGGGGCCGGAACGGCGCGTGATGGACGAGCACGCGCTGGCAGAGACGGCCAGGCTGACGGCGCGCGCGGCGGCGCTCTTCGTGCTCGGCCAGATGCGCGTGCTCGAAGAGCGCGTAGCCGATCCCGGCGAGCGGTGGACGACACTCCGGCGCGCGCTGGAGCGGTTCATCGCGGCGGGCGGAGAGACGCCATGATCCTCGCCACGGCTCCCAGTATGACCACCCTTCCGGTGTATGACTGGCAGGAGCCGGCCATCCTCCAGAATTGGGACTGGGACTGCGCGGAGGAGTCCATCCGTTGGTGCCTGTACGCCTACGGCCGTACTCCCGACGACGCCTGGATGGAGGACAGCATGATCGCCGCCGGCGTGGTCAACCCGTCCGTCGGCTGCACCGACGCCAGCGGGGCGGGGCTGGCGCGATGGGTCAACGCCGAGTATGGGGAGTACGGCTACCTCGCCAGCAACCAGACGGGCGTGACGTTCGACCAGGTCAAGGACGAGGCCGACCGCCACGTCCATCCGCTGGCGATGGGTGGGGCCGCCTGGTACCACTGGACCGGGGTGCGCGGCCACGACGCGATCAACGATCGGCTCTTGCTCGCCAATCCGGCCCCCGGCTGGGGCGGCTGCTATCAGACCATGTCCCGGCAGCAGTTCGCCGACCTCGGGCCGTTCAACCTGGTGCGCGTGACCCATCCTGACGCCGAGAGCGGCGGGGGCGGGTCGCAGCCATCCCCGACGACCCTGCCGTACGGCCCCGACGTGTCGAGCCACCAGGGATACGTGGACTGGGGTGCCGTGCGCGGGGCCGGCTGCTCGTTCGGGTTCGTCAAGGCGTCGGGTGGGGCCTGGTACCGGAACCCGACCTTTGCGAGTGGCTGGCAGGGCATGGCCGCAAGCGGCCTCCAGCGCGGCGCCTACCATTTCGCGTTCGAGAGCTCGGGCCAGCCGCTGCCGGGGCCCGGCGCGATCGTCGAGGCCGACTACTTCCTGGCGACCGTGCTGCCGTACGGCCTGGCCCGCGGCGACCTGCTGGTGCTCGATATCGAGCAGGGCGCAGGGCCGCTCGGCCAGTGGGCGCTCGACTGGTGCCGCCACGTCGAGGAGCGCGTTGGGTTCAAGCCGTGGATCTACACGGGCAGGTGGTTCAGCGATCCGCACGGGTTCGGGGCGGTGCCGGAGCTTGCGGCGTACCCGCTGTGGCTCGCCGACTACAGCGCGACGAGCATGCCAGCCCCGGCCGCGCCCTGGACGCAGACGAGCATGTGGCAGTTCACCGACCATGCCACGGTGCCCGGCATCGCGACGCCCGCGGACGGCAACCGCTTCAACGGGACGGCCGAGCAGTTGCTGGCGCTCGGCAAGCCCGGCGAGGCGCCGACCGACGACCCCTACGCGCCCTGGTCCGGCTTGGTCGGTTCCGGAATTCTCGAACAGATGAAGATTGACGAGACGACGCCGGCGGTCTCACGGAGCACGTTCGGGCCGCTCGGGGTCAACCCGGCCGACACGGAGCAGTGCCTCGGCTGCAACGGCGTGATCTACGTGTGGGCCCTCCAGCTTGGGCAGTGCTTCAGGTATCGGCCGACCTAAGCGTGACTATGTTCGGCTCTCTGGCCGTGCGGCATGGGCTGGATCGTAGTCCAACACCACGTCCTCGGCCTCAAGCGGCTGCACCACCTTCCATGAGTTCGTATTCACGATGATCCGATCCCAGCCGTTGCCTTCCATGTTGGCGATGAGGATGCGCTCAGACGGGTCGCTACGGGCCTTCACCTCGGCAAGCGTTTCGATCTTACCGCCCAGGTAATACATGCCGCTCCTGGCGACCTGCCTGCTGTCCAGTTCGTCGTCCTCTCGCCTTGACGTGGAGAAGTAGAAGCCGAACGGCTTTGCGTTGTAGCGTTCGGTGATCTCAGCGGCCATCCCCGTGGCCGTCTGCACGTCCCACGAGTCGATGGGCTTCGTCGTCTGCTCGTGAACAAACGTGCCTGGGCTCAGGAACGTCACGAAGTGCTGCTGCATCGACATCTCGTTACCTCCTTATGGTTCATCTATTTCGTCGTATGTTCGTCACTCGTCCCGCATCCCGCCGACGCCCAGCGCCAGCCCAACAGCCACGATGACGAGCGTGACGATCACCCACCACTCGGCGTCTGACATGGCTCCTCCAGGATGCGGGTGACCTAACGGCACAATATCTTCTGCAGACAGAAGGTCAGTCGAGCACCTTGGCTGCCTGCGCCAGCAACGTGAACGCTCGCTCTGGAGGGCGAGTCCCGAGACGGTAAGCACGGAGCAGGAGATCCTGACCTTCGACCTTCTTGCGTAGGGCGTCGATCTCTCGTTCGGCAGCATCACGCACCATCTGGAGGCGTGCGACCTCTTCCTCTGTCGCATCGAGCGCCATCTGGAGCCTGACCATCTCGTCGGGTTGGGGGCCGGCATCCTCCGCCAACTGCTGTCGGTATTCCTCTTCGGTGCGTGGCATCCACGGTGGCTCTTGCATCGCTCTACCCCTGTCCCAGAAACGCCGGTTTCTGGGACGGGTTGAGGCCGGCGACCATCCGAGCGGGCGTCTCGGAGGGCACGTCGTCCCGCAACCCATCCCGCAATCATCGTGTCAAAACGCCTCGTCGAGGTCGAGACTATCGGGACTTCGATTGACCCAGCGCTCCCAGCTCTCGGCGATCTTCAAGACCTCGCCGCTCTTGAGCTCGGGCCTGCCGGCCGCGAATTCCGATGCGGCCTTGAGCACGGCCAGCCGGGTGATCGTGGTGTCGCGCTGAGATGGCTCTGAGCGCGTCTGCGCGTGCGCTACGGCATCGCTAGCACCCGCGATGGGTGCAGGGCCGTCCACGATCTCGCAGCTTCGAAGAAAGCCTTTTGCGTCTACCGTGACCGTCACGGTGGCGCCGCGCTCCGGCAGCTCGAACGACGGCGCGAAGCGGCTGACGTTGTACCAGGACTCGTGACCGTCCAGCTTCAGGCCGCGCTCGTTCACGCTGGTGACGCGACCGGTGTAGGTGGTGCTGAGTGACATCGCCATCTCAGCTTGCCCTGAGCGAGCGCCAGCGAGTCGAATGGGCCGCCTCGGCAATCTGGGCGACCCGTGCGGCGAGTCGCGTGGCCCGCTCCGCGAGCTCGGCGCACCGTTCGGCAAGCTCACGGCAAGCTGAGCAGGCGAGTTGCTGGCGGCGGGCGCGGCACGTGGCGTGATGGATCTGGAGCGCTTCATGCGCGCGGGCTGCGTGTACGATGGCGGTGGTCATTGGAAGACGACTCCTCTTCTGTGGCCTGCCCCGTCGAGGTGACGCTCGGCGGGGCTTCTTCATGGATGAATTGTACCACCAGAGGGCGTCATACTGCTACCAGATAGAACCAACTATGCTAGAATCTCCATAGGCAAGACTCATACATGGCGCACCTTGCCTATACTTGCGCCATGCCAGGGAGACGCGTCGTGACCTTCAGCCTCCGCCTACCCGAGGAACTGCACGCGGAGTTGCATCAGATTGCGCAGCGCGAAGACCGCTCGCTGACGAACCAGATCCACCGCTTTCTGCGGGAGGCCATCGAGCGGGACCGTCGGCGCCAGGCCGCCATCGAGCGGAGTGACGCCGACGACGACAAACAGCGCGGGTAACAGAACGCCCCGGCATCGCTCGTGACGATCCGGGGCTGGCAGTCCTAACGAGGAGGACCACATGCCCATTGTACCGTTGCCGGCCGATATCGAGCGGTTTCGCGGTCTACCCGCGACGCTCTGGGGACGCGTCTCCGGCAAGATCCAGGAGTCTGACGGCTATAGCCTGCCAAACCAACAGCGCGAAGCGCGAGAGGCCGCTGCGCTCCTCGGCGTGAACATCGTCAGCGAGAATTTCGAGCAGGGCAGCGGCCGTGACTGGGAGCTCGCTGGGATCAACGCCGAGCTTCGTCGGATCAAGTCCGGTGAGATCAAGGCGATCATCCTCAAAAACGTCTCGCGCCTCGCTCGGTCGAGCGGCAAGCAAGCCTGGATCGAGCATCTCCTTGACGAGGCTGGCGCGCTGATCTGGTACTACGATGAGACCTATGAGGACAACGCCGCCGGCCGACTCAAGCGCGCCATCATGGCCGACGTCGCCGAGTTCATGCTCGACCAGGCCCGCGAGGATTCGATGCGTGCCCGGTACGAAAAGGTCGAGCAGTTCGGGCGGCCGGTGGGCAATGGCCCGCTCCCGTACGGCTGGGAGCGTGTGATCGACCGGTCCGGAGCCCGGCCACGGACAGTCGGCTACCGCCACCACCCGGAGCAAGCGGCCGTCGTCAGGCGCCTGCGCGAGCTGCGAACACTCTCGCCTGCCCAGCTCGCGGCACGGTTCGAGGCCGAGGGCATCCCCGCGCCAGCATCGTTCCGACCGAGCGAGAGGCGGCCATATGCCGGCCGCTGGGAATCACACACGATCCGCCACATCCTCGCCAATCGCATGATCTGGGGGGAGTACCGCTACGGCGAGCGCGAGCGGTACCGGGTCAACGGAAAGTGGCGGCAGCGCCCGAAGAAGGACGCGCGTATCACGACGTTACAGTTCGAGCCCATCCTGGAACAGGCCGAGGTCGAGGAGCTCCGCGCCATCGTGAGCGGGCGGCATCGCCGTCACACGACGGCCTGGGCGGCCGAGTCGCGCGACGGCGATCCGTTCGTCCTGCGCGGCATGCTCGTCTGTGGACGCTGCGGCTCACGCCTGCGGACGCAGACCGTCACCGGACGGGCCAGGACCGGGGGTCGTGATCGGTACTACTGGTGCCCCCGCAAGGACCGGAAGCAGGCCGAGCGCGCGGGAGCGCAACGGTGCACACTCCCACCGGTCGCGGCGGACCGGGTGCGACGAGGTAGCGACGGTGGCGGCATCGAGGATCTCGTCTGGTCGGCCGTCGATGCGTTCTTCCGCGACGAGTACGTCATGCGCGAGACCATCGCTGCCGCCAGGGCGAGCGACACCGGGGCCATCGAGCACGCCGAGCGGCTGGCGTTTGTGCGTGCGCGGCTGACCGAGCAGAAAGCGGCCCATCAGCGCGCGACCGACCGGTGGTCCGAGGCCGACGATCCGCTCGACCGCGACAGCTTCGAGGCGACCAGGCAGCGTCTCCGTCGGGAGATCGCCTCGTCCGAGCGTGACCTTCGTGAGCTCGAAGCGACGGTCCCGCGTGGGATCGGCGAGTCCGAAGAGGCGGCGTTGCTCACGCTCGGGCGCGACGTTCGGGCTGCACTTGCGGTCGTCACGGACGCCGACCGCCAGGCATTGATGGCCGAGCTCGGGCTCGTGGTGACGGTGACGGAGGCTCCGAACGGGACGGCGGTCGGGCGCCATCGGTATCTGGTCGAAGTTACGGCGTTGGGCACGGTGCTACGTAGCAGCGGGCGTGACAATTTGACGAGACTGTCACTCTGCCTGCTACATTCGGATGCTGGCCCGAGCCTCCGCGCGGCCGGCTGACCGTGCCCCCCTCAGGCCGCCTGCTCGACGAGGCCGCGCAAGCAGGTCGCCCCGTGGGCCTCGATCATCTGGATGGCCGCGCTATGCCGCCCGGCCGTCTCGATCGTCCCGCCGGCGCTGGCAAGCAGCATCTCGACGCGCTGCGTATGCTGCTCGACGGTGGCGTCCCCCCACGTGACACGACTGCCGTCGCCGAGCGCGAACGTGGTCGCCAGCAGCTCGGCCGTGACTTCGAGCCGGATACCGTCGCGGTACTTCGTGACGGTTTCCTGCAGTTGTTGCCAGGAGAGATCGACGTCATCCGCAAGGTAGGCTGGCGAAACGAAGTCGGGCTCCCAGCGGCGACGGAACAGCGCGACGTAGCTCGGGCGACCCAGACGCTCGAAATGGTCCAGGGCGCGCCGATACCAGGCGTCGAAGCTCGCGCCGAGTGTGAGACGGAAGATTGCCGTGTAGGCGATCTCGGTTTCTCGGGCTGTCAGGCGTCGCGTCGTCTGGTGCTCATCGACCCAGATACGGCCGTCCCAGGCGCCACGATGCCTGACCTCAACGACCCGATCGAACAGGTCATCCAGGATGCCAGGCGCCCGCTCCGGTAGCTCCGGCTCGATCATCTCGCGCTGGATGCGGGCGATCAGACGCTCTCGCCGCGCCTCGGCCTCGGCCTGTCGGCGGGCCGGACGGGTCGCCGCGAGCTCTCGTGCTCGCGCTCGTTCCGCCTCATAGTGCTGCTGCATCCGCGCCCGATGGTCGGCGAGCCGGGCCTCGCGGTCGGCACGCTGACTTTCGAGCGATGCTCGCTCAGCAGCCCGTTCGGCTTCCATCTCCACCCTGAGCGCAAGCATGCGCTGGGCATGCTTGATCTCAGCGACGGCACACGCGGTAGCTAACTCGCGGACGTCATCGCTATCGAGCGTTGCGACGAAGTCGGTTGCGAGAACCGACGGATCGCCCTCCAGGTGTCTTTCGGCGATCGCCCGGAGCTTCGCGCGGAGTGGAGCGTCGTGACCGTTCATGAGACTCCTCCAGTGACGTGGAGAGCGCGCGATCGGCCTCGACTCGTTCCGCGATCCCCGCCAGGCGGGCATAGCAGCGGGCGAGCGAGGCTAGCAGGGGCGCGGGCAATGTCGATCTGGGGCGCTCGTTCATGCTCCTAGCGTAGTCGGCTTCGCGCACGAAAACCGGACGATAACTGCCACCTGGGAGTTGTCGTCCGGTTTTTCGCGTCCGGATGGCCTAGTCTAGTGCGTACGTTCTGTTGACCACCGCGTAACTTACTGGGTGACACTCGCCGTCTCCGAATTGGCGGTGTACATTGCCCGTTGACATGCCACCAGTCGGTGGCACTCTTCCACCACGCGGCGACGTTGCCGCTGTCGGAGGGCAGCATGGCGCCATTCGATCATCCATGCGACGTGTCACCCTTCTGCCGTCCCGTGAGCACCGTGCTCACGCGCTCCGGACTCCCGCTCGATCTGCCGTGGCGCTGGGTCCATCTCGGACCGATCGAGCCGAGGATCGTGCCCGTCATCGAGCACCGCTGCCGACGCCAGTTCTCGACGAGCCGGCTGGACCAGGCGAACGGGCTCGGTCGTTTCAGCGGCTACCATCTCGACTTGCTGGGGCTTGCCGCTCGCCCGCCGGACGTCGCCGCGCGCTGGTATCCCGGCGCCAGGCTCTGGGCCGTCTACGCCGTGGCGCACCGCGTGGCTGAGGGCGTCGGCGTCGAGTGGCGCGCCGAGTCGTCGGGGATCGGGACGTTCGCCCCGATCGGGCTGGGAGCCGATCCGATCCCGGACACGGGCGCCATCATCGGGCGCTGCTTCGACCTCCTGCTCGGTCGGGCGCTGGGCGCTGAACGGCCGAAAGCCGGTGGCCGGCGACGAGATCCGGAGATGAAGGCGCACCATGACGCGATCGCGGCCGAGGCCGAGGCACTCAAGGCGGCCGGCGGAAACTACGGCGTCATCGCGCGCAACTTCAACATCGACGAGCGCACGCTGCGGACCTATCGCCACGAGTGGCACGCGTCGTCGACCGAGCTACGGAGGTCTTCGTGATGGGGACGCTCACTACGATGCCGCCGCCCGACCCTGTCGAGCGGGGCCGGCGGAAGGCCCACCATGGGGCCCCTCCCCCTGCGGGGGCCTCCCCACGGCGGCGCTACAACCGCGTCGTCGCGTTCGGCCTCTCCGGCGAGGAGTGGGACACGCTGACTGAGATGGCGGTGTCGGAGGCCAGAGATCCGTTTGCCCAGGCCCGCTGGGTCGTCCTGCAGGCGATCAGGGTGTTTGCCGAGGAGCGCGCATCATGAGCCGGACCATCGCCACCGCACGCCTGTACGCCTCGATCCTCTGGCTGGTCGTGGCGATCGTTTTCGACGGCGTGCGGGAGACGCTCCCTGACGACGAACGGACCGCCGGGGCATTCGTGAGCGGGATGGCATGGATGTTCGCCATCCTGGTCGTCTGCCTGCTCCTGGCGACGATGGCCTGGGCGAAGGCGCACGGGGTCGCGCTATGACCGTCAACAGCTCGCTCGGCTGCATAGGGCTGGCCCTGGCCGTCCTGCTGGTGTCGGCCCTGCTGTTCTGGCTCACGCGGGCGGGCGCATGACCCATTCGACTCGCTGCCCATTCGACTCGCTGCGCTCGCTCAGGGTGAACTGCTCAGGGCAAGCTGTCCTGCTCGCCGCCGCGCTGTTGTTGGGCCAGGACTCGGGGGCGCGCTCGGCCAGCTACTGCGCTCCGATGAAGATCACCGCGTACGTGCGGACCGACTACGGTCCGAACGCCCGGACCTTCGACGGCACCTCGATCTACACCGACGAGCCGATCGTCGCGGCGTCGTGGGACATCCCGATCGGCCACTACGTCGATATCGCCGGACTCGGGGTCCATCGCGTCGCGGATCGCGGCGGCGGGCTCGGGTCGTCGGGCTGGCTGGACGTGGCGGTCTGGGATCGGGCGACCGCGTACGCGCTGACGGGCGTCCGCCGCGCGTGCGTCATGGCGCCGTGGGAGCTCGGATGACCCATTCGACTCGCTCCGCTCCCTCCACGAACGACGGGGCCCCGCTTCGCTCCCCCGTGTCAGGGCACGTTGTCGACGCGAAGCCCCGCATCCACCGTCCCGACGCGATCGCCATACTGCGGGCGTTTATCGACCTGATTGAGCCGTGCTGTCTCGAGCTGAGAGTCGCCGGGAGCCTCCGCCGCCAACTGGCCTACGTGTCGGATGGCGAGGTCGTGGCGGTCTCACGCAAAGAGCCGGTGACGATTGACCTGCTGCAGGAGCAGATCGTCGTCCGCGACCTGCTCGACGAGCGGATGGCCTACCTGCTGGAGGCCGGCGTCGTTGCCAAGCGGCTCGATCGCAGGGGCTCGCCGCGCTGGGGGCCGACGCTGAAGTACCTCACCTTCGAGGGAATGAACATCGACCTGTTCTGCCCCGAGGCCGAGCGCATGGGCTGGATTCTCCTGCTGCGGACGGGCCCCGCCGCGTTCAGTCGCCAGCTCGTCGTCGAGCGCGGCAAGAAAACCAAGGACGGCCGGCCGGGACTGAAGCCGGCGCACATCCGCTGCGCCGACGGCTGGCTGACCTGGTCGAGCGGCGAGCGGATACCGACGCCGACCGAGGCCGAGGCGTGCCGCGTGCTCGGCATCCCGTACGCCGAACCGTGGCTGAGGGAGTGAGTATGGTTGCTCAGGTTGCTCCCGAGCGCGACTTCCGGACGGCCGGCTGCGACGCGCGGTGCACGATCGAGCACGTGCTCCGTCCGGGCGTGTTCGGGCGCTCGGACTTGCTGCGCCACGACCCCGAGGCCCACGAGGCGTACGGCCGTCGGCAGGGCGCGCTCCACGGCGCAGCGGACATCGGCCAGGTCGAGACGGGGCCGCTCGTGGTCGACGTGTTGCGGGCCGCGGTCACGATCGGCGGACGGACGGCCACCCTGTCGCCGAGCGAGCTGCGTGTCCTGCTGGCGCTCGCGACCGAGCCGGGCCTGGTGGTGCCGTACGCGAAGATTGCGGACGCGGGCTGGGGCGCGGGCTCACTCGATCTGCCGCGACGGGTCTGGATGCACGCCTTGCGGTCGACGGTCTGCCGCCTGCGGGGCCGGCTTCGCCCGGCCGGCGGTCTGGTCCAGTCGGTTCGCGACCTCGGCCTGCGGCTGGTCATGATCCCGACGGATGGCGTGATCCCGCCGGTCCCGGACCCCAGAGCAGCCCGGATCCTGGGCCGCTGGGCACGGGACTGGGAGCGGTGCCGCATCTGCGCGCGGATCGACCGGGCGCACAATGGCCGCGGGTATTGCACCGCGTGCCACGCGCGCGTGCTGCGCGAGATCGCAAGGAGCGCTCGATGATGACCGACACGTTCGACTCCCCTCGACTCGCTGGCGCTCCCTCGGGGCAAGCTCCAGGACGTTCAGTGCAGAGCCTTGCACGAGCCGATACCGCCGACATCGCCATCCCGGACCGTGAGCAGGCGGCCGGCGCGCTCGCGCACATCCTGGCGACCGGCGACCTGGCGCAGCTCTCGAACGAGCAGCGCGTGGCGCACTACCTGGACATCTGCGCGAGCCTCGGACTCAACCCGCGCTCCCGTCCGTTCGACTGGCTGGTGCTCGACAACCGACTGGTGCTGTACCCCAACAAGTCGTGCGCGGAGCAGCTCCGCCGAGCGCACCAGATCAGCGTCAGGGTGCTCCGTCGCGAGATGGCCGGCGAGCTGTTCTGCGTGACGGTCGAGGGGCGCACGCCGTCGGGGCGCACCGACGAATCCTCGAAGTACGTGCCGGTCACCTACTGGGATCGGCAGGGCGGGGGCCGCCAGCGGCTCGTCGGCGACAAGCTCGCCAACGCCTACGCGAAAGCGGAGACGGGGGCAAAGCGTCGGCTGGTGCTCTCGATGGTCGGCCTCGCGGGACTTCCGGACCAGGACGAGATGACGGGCGGCCGGCACGTCGTGGTCGACGGCACGGGCGCCGTGCTCGACCATCCGAGCGAGCAGCAGAGGTACCTTGCCGCGACGCCGTCGGCCGCCGCGGCGATCGGCGAGCCGACCTACGAGTCGACGCAGGCCACGTCCGGCGCACGCTCGCCGCTCGCGGGCACGGCGTCGCAGGCGCCCACCGAGGACGAGCTGGCGCCGCCGGAGCGCCCATCCGGGCCGGCCCCGACGTTCAAGCCGAGCGCCGAGGACGTCGAGCGCTGGAACAAGCGCTGGCATGCGATCGTCGCCGGCACGTCGTACGCCGACCCCGACGAGCGGCATCGCTTCATCCGGGCATGGACGAGCGGGCGCACCGAGTCGCTCCGCGCGTTTCTCCAGACGGCGACCGAGAGCCAGGCCGAGGAGCTGCTGACCCGGATCCGGATCTACGCCGACGAGGAGCGCGCGGCGGTCGCTGTAGCTGCACGGGTTCCTGGCGGCGACGAGAACGACGACGCCGAATTCTGAGCGGGGGCTGACTGTCGTGGCATGGCTTGAGTCCCACCAGGAGCTCCGCGACCATCCGAAGACAGCCAGGCTGCGCCGACGGCTCGGCGTGAGCCTGCCGCAGGCGATCGGGCATCTGCATCTGCTCTGGTGGTGGGGGATCGACTACGCGCCGAGCGGCGACCTGTCGGCGTTCGACGCCGACGTGATCGCCGACGCCGGCGGCTGGGAGGACGACCCGGGTCTGTTCGTCCGCGCGCTGATCGGGGCCGGCTTCCTCGACGACGACCTGAAGATCCACGACTGGGACGACTACGCGGGGCGCCTGATCGACAAGCGCGAGGCCAACGCACGGCGGATGCGGGCTGCGCGCTACGCCCGTCGCGCCGAGCTTGCCGACACCGCGTTTCCAGCACGTCCGGCCGACGGTACGCCGGATGTGCAGCGCACAACCGCCGGACGTGGAGGGCTACCGGACCTAACCGGACCGGACCTAACCGGACCGGACAGTACCCC